GGTAACCTTTCATGCCGTTCATGTCACGCAGGTTGAGGCTAGGCATAGCAGCGTCCCACAAGGGTACAACGTTGCTGGTGTAGTTGCGGTTCATTTCACCGAGGTGGATGTCATAGCTCATTTTTGTTTCTCCAGTTTGTTCGGATTAAGTTGTGTTGTGTTTAGTTGAAAATCTCTAGGTTAGAGACCTTGTTAGTAGTAGCTTTCCACACGTTACTTGCTGTGGAGGAAGTTGTGTTCCAAGCTGATCCAACGGAGCTGGAAGCAGACTCAAAGATATCGCCAGCGTTTTCCATTGAGAAGAAGGAAGCTTCTACTGCGGGTTGCTGGGCAAGCAAACCCTTTTCGTAGCCAGTGAAGTAGCCAAGGGTTCCGGCCATAAGAGACACGGTTGTTACAAGGCTAAAGAGGACAGCGGCGTCATGTAGTTTGTTTTCGATAAGGGTTTTCATTTGGTAAGCTCCAGTTTGTTCGGATTGATGTTGGGGGTTGTTTTTGAATTTCTTCATTATAGATGCCTTGTTTTTCTCACTTTTTTGTGACAAAAATCACTCCGTAAGCAGTAAAAAAGGACGCCCCCGAAGGGACGCCCAAGTAGTTTATCGTCTGTAGTTGTTCTCTCTATTCTGAGTGTTTACACCAGACGCGATCTGCGGAAGCATCTGAACAATCTCTTTACGAGTCTGTCTTGATACGTCGCCAGAAACGTTGATGTTGAACGTCTGAGAGTTTCCTGTTTGTCCGTTGAGTAGCGAATCCACCTTATCGGCAGGAACAACCAGCTCGCCCGGAGTTAGCATTGCAGGAACAGAGTCCATGTCTGTGCGGGAAGTGTTTAGTGGCTTAATCAAGCCGCCTGCATTAGCGCCTACAACAGGGACACCACCTCCGCCTCCGAAAAGACTGAGGACAGAACTAAAGAAGCCGCCACCGCCACCCCCACCCCCACCAAGACCAGAAAAGAGGTCAGAGAAGAAGGTAGAAATGCTTTCAAACATAGCACCGAAGTCAATACCAGCAAAGCCCTTTTGAATAGAACCGCCAGTCTTTTCACCAATACCACCAGCCCAGTCTTCAACACCTTGGAAGGCGCTTTCTAACCAGTCATCAACACCGAGAGCTTCAAACAAACTGTTTGTAAAGCCTTCTGTGAAGCTGTTGATAATGCTCATTGTAAAGTTGTCTAGAAGAGCCTCTGTAAAGTCGTTCACATCCCCATCAATTAAGAAGGTAGCTAAGGCACTCTTAAAGGTGTCTTTAAAGCCATTTGCAAACGTCTCAGCAAGCTTTGTTGCCTCGTCATCGTCGTCTTCCTTGGTTGAAGAAGAGGAGTCTGTTGTAAGAGAGCTTGGGCTGTCACCAGAACCAATGTCACTCGCTACAGAGTTTAGATCAGCAATTTGAGACTGGATGTCAGCGCGACGAGAGAACAGATCTGATAGAGAACGCCTGTTAGCTGCAATTCGTCCTGTTTCCCCAAGCTGCTCAGAGATAACCATATCACCCTGTGTGTCGGCGATGAGACCATCAATAGTGGCAAGTTGACCGTTGAGAGTTGCCAGACCACCAGCGTTGAACATTTTTGGCATCATACCAGCATTCAAACGATCTAGGAAGCCAACACCAAACTTGTCAACGGCTGCAGCCTTCATTACAAACTCACCATCGGAGAGTAAGGCAGGGATCTTATCATCTGTTGGGCCGCCCGCACCATAAACGGCACCGCCAGAAGCAAAGGCCGGAGGAGTGAGAGGGGCAGAAGGATCACTGACAACAGAGTTTAGTTGAACACCAGAAGCGATAGTTTCCCTTGCCTCCTCGATTGACTTGGCAAGTTCATCTAAGCTGTTTTCAAAGATAGAGAAGCCTGTCAGAGTGTCGAGTATTCCCGGTTCGATCTGGTCAAGAGCTGTCTTTAGCCTGTTAAGGTTATCTTCACCAATTAGAGAAAGTTCCTCAGAAGCTATTAGCCCTTCGTCTACCATGAGAGCAATAGCGCGAACGCCTTGTGTTCCGGTATTCAGTAGCCTAATAACCTCACTAGCATTACTAGCGGTTTGTTCTTCAGGTGTCTGACCTGTTACAAACCTTTGAACACCCTCACTAATGGAGTTACTTGCCCCACGTACAGCATTGGAGATAGCACTAGCAAGTCCTGTAGTTAGACCAAGAATAAGTCCAACCTGAATACTTGTGCCGAGAGTGTGACCTAGACCGCGTGTTGCGGCAGTCAAAGCAGGGTGAGTATAGAGACTCAGGAAGGCGTTGGTAAGAATAGGGGCAAGAGCAAAAGAAGCTAACTTAGCAAGGATTGCCGAAGAAGAGAACATACCTAGAACAATAGCAGAACCCGCCTTAAAGAGGAGTCCTCTCATAGCTCCGGAAAGTGCTGCAGCAGTGATTACAACAGCAATAGCACCAACAAGTTCGTTAGCAAACTCACTGTCGAAAGAATCACCTGTTAGGCCCTCAGTAAGACCTTCGCCGATAGCACGGATACTAGCAGCAAGTCCTGTTAAGATAGCAGAGCCAATTTCATCAGAGCCACCATCTTCAAAGAAGGTAGCAATAAAGGTACCAATGCCTTTTGCAATGCTACGAAGTGACTCTTGGGTAGCGGCACTATTAAGCACGTCAGCACTAATAACTAAAGCACCAATAGAAAGAAGAAGAGTTCTGAAAGACAAACCAAGGGCTGTCTTAGCAATCAAGGCAAGAGCAATAGCGCCTCCAAGGGCCTCTGCATCTTGTAGAAGCTGAGAAACAAAACCTTTTGCAATAAGTTGTCCTTGTGAGAGAGCATCAGCAACACCAACTGCGGCTGTAGTTGCGAGAGCACCAATAGGAGCAACTGCTCGTAGTATTGTGCTACCACCGCCTTGCCACACTTCATAAAGCTTGTCAATGACGTTTTGGAAGTTATCACTAAGATAAACAAAGATACCGTCACCTGTGTCTTGAAGCATTTCTAAGAACTTACCAAGAGGGGTTAGCTCATACTGGAAGTTAAGCGTTTCTGGGTCGATAGTTCCTGTACTCTCCGAGAGAGCAAAGGTTTCTGCAAGAACATCCTTGAACACTTTCATTTTCTCAATAGCGTAGTCAATCCCCCTACCTAGCTGGTTTGGTTGGAAGTAGGTAAGTCCACCGGGAGTCTGGAATTCTGCAGTTGTCAAGAACTGAACAATCTCATTCCACTTACCAGAAATACTTTCGAAGAGTCCTGAGAAGATAGTTTCAATAGACGTCGCCCAAGCAGAGAGGGTTACTCTAACAAAGTCGAGAGCAGCAAGAAACTTAGGCCCACCAATTTGGTTCTCACCCTTCCAGAAGATGTCAGACCACCAAGAGTTAGCAATAACCTTATCATAAAGCCAGAAGAACTGTCTCTCAATGAAAGTAATAAAGGAAACAACTGCGGACTTTACAGAGTTGATTGAGGGGATGAACTGCCCTAGGTCTAGAGCAGCAACGGAAAATCCGATTTCTTTGTTGTCACCAAAAGCAAGACTCGCAACCTTATTGGAAATTTCTTCGATCGTTTCGAGTACGGGAGTTAGGTCAACATCAAAGTTCTCACGGAAAACACGCTGGATACTAGCCTTGAAGAAAACAAAATCGTTAACAATCAAGTTAAGACGAGCACGGTAGACTGTAGCCCAGAAGCCTAGGTTATCAGCAAAGAAGCGCAAGCCATTTGTAGCAGCGATAATAGCCTTGGCGAGGTTGTCAGAGAAGCCGATCTCCTGATCAAGAGCGCCCAGCGCCCTAGTAAACTCATCTTTCAGAACCGTTGTAAGACCACTAATGGTAGCCTCAAGGGTTTGGAATTCTGAGTCAATGTTTCCTGCTTGGTCGATGATAGCCGCAAAGACAGCTTCAGCGTCAAGCTTACCGTCTTTAGCTAGTTCTCTAAGACGACCAAAGGGGATACCCATACCATCAGCGATAGCACGAGCAAGCCGTGGCATCTGCTCCAGTACGGAGTTAAGTTCTTCTCCACGAAGCTGACCGGAGGAGAGACCCTGACCAAGCTGGATAATAGCAGCATTGGCAGACTCAGCGGTAGCACCGGAGAGGGTTGCGGATTTAAGAACCGCGTCTGTTGCTTTGAGAATTTCCTGCGTACTCTTGTTAGAGTCTTGCAGTGCTAAACCAAAGCGGTTGAACGTGTCTGTAGCCGTTGCAATAGGAAGTCGTGCTTGAGCGGAGATACCATAAAGGCTTCTCAGTGTCTTACTAAGTTCTGCACCACGGCCAGTGACTAGAGCTAGCTTGTTCTCAAGGTTTGTCAGGTTATCTGTTGCAGAGGAAAGACCTCTTGTCAGGGCAACACCTGTGAAAGCGGCAGAAATGCCGATTGCCAACCTACGGAAACCCCTCGTGACGTTGTCGGTCGTACGCTCAATATTTGATACTGAACGCTCAAGACGTCTAAGGTCGTTACGGGCCTGAGTACTGTCGGCTCTTACTCTAATTTGTACACCACTCATGGGCTTCTCCTTAAAAATTAAAATTGCCCTCTCGACAGTATCCCTATGTGGGAAGCCATCGGAGGGCAAAGTCTTAGAAGGGTGTCAAGACCCCAATTTGGGTCAGAACTTGTTCAATAAAAAATCTTGGGGCTTGTTTACTGCTACCTGCATTAAGGTAACTCACATGCTCCACTTCGTTGATAATCAGGCTACCTTTCAGTCCAGTGAACTGGCCAATAGGTTTGCTGTACCACCCTGCTCGTGCTTCTCCTGTATCAACAGGTGTAACAATAGAGAGTTGTTCAACGGCATATTCCACGAGAGCGTCTATTTCTACATCGGCAAGTTCTTCTACCTCTGCTTCGATCCGTCTCATTTCCTGTTCAAAGTTTATAACATCTAGTCGCACTATTGGTCTAGCCATTATTCACCTTTCCCATTTTAGGTTTCCAGTCCTTGTCACCACCTTTAGCAGAAAGCATCTTAGCAAGTAAGACACCCTTTGGAACGGCTCGGTCGTCAAGCTTCTTGTCAGACTCGACCTTCTTGATCTGCCTAATAGAGCCAAACACATCTTCTGGTTTACCCTTGAAGCCCATAGATTTCATAATCATAAAGGCTCTGTAATCTTCGCGCCAGCCTACTGGCCTTTCCTCAAAGAATTTAATCCATCTTTTCAACTCAAGGTATGGCATATCCTCTGTCATTTGATAGACAGGGATACCCATGTGATAAGCGATTTCGTAAATTACTTCTTCTTGGGGAGTGAGTTTCCCTCAACTTCGGCTCCGGGGGCAATCCCACAGTACTCAAGAATTCCTTCAGCGAGTTCGTTTAGGTCAGCAGGAGGGAAGCCATTGAAGTCTTCTTCTGTCATTTCCTCTGCTCCTACAACGGAGATACGCAGTACGCTACGCAAGACTTCCATTTGGTCAGCTTCACCTTTTGAGGCTTCAATGACGTCACGGATTTGCATAACTTTGCTAATTGAGAGTTTTCGAATTTCTACTTTTTCGCCCATAAAAGGGACTTCTTTAGTTTGTTCTTTACCTACGAGGTGTTTCATACTGTGTTCCTTACTTATTTAATACGGTCTTTGTCTGAGAACAAAGAAGGGTTTGCTACTTGGAAGTCGTCGAGGATCTTCCGAACTTGGTGAAGTACCGAGAGGGTTTCCATGATCTCACGACCCGCTACGGAGTCATTATCGAAATCTTGGAAGCGTTCAAAGGTCTTCCTAATACTGATGTCTACACTGCGCCGCATGTGGCGGAACGTTGTGCGCATCACAAAACTT